TCGAGTATCTGAATTCAATCTTCCCACGTACAGCAGATAAGCGCGTACAAGGTAAGGGACTATCAGTCGAAACTCTTTCACGCAACGCTAAACTTGCGCATGATGTTCTCGAAACTCAGCCAGGTGCAGAGTATGGTGAAGGCTCATGGTGGCAGGCATTTAACTCTGTTACCTTTATTACCGATCATGTACAAGGTCGTAATGCAGATAACCGTTTGTATTCATCTTGGTTCGGTGGTAATCAAATTCGTAAGAGCTCAGCTCTATCTAAAGCAATTGAATATGCGGAGGCAGCGTAATGCTGCCATTCGCAATCTTAGTTTTAATAGTATTGTCTCGCAATAATGATATCATGCTATGTGTAAGTGGGTGTAGTTAATGAGTATGAGAAGTATTGAAAGAGATGTCAAGGCCATGTCACTAGGTCTTGACGTTATCAACCAAGAGATAGACTTTTGGGAACAAAGGTACAAGAAAGATAAATCTGTAAAGCACAGACTTGAACGTCTATACGAAGCGAAAAAACATCTTATTGAGAATCCTGAGAAAGCGAATGAACTGATTCAGAGGTTGTAATGAAAAAAATATGGTATGAAGTAAAGTATTACTATCTTACACATGATGGTATAGAAATGTTTTTGTTTACATGTATCTTCGGCTTTCTTGGTTGGTGTGCATATCATGCTGTAGTTGCAGGTGTAGAGAGGTTCTTTGGATGAAACAGCATAGTTTAGATCAAACTGCTGCATGGGCTAAAAGTTGGGGCATCAAAGGATATGAACATCTCTATCCCGAGAATCGTGAGAAGCAAAGACAATATTCTATACGTCAATGGAATGAAAACAATCGCGAAAAATTTAACAAAACTTTAACACAACGTGATCGTTCTAGATGATACATAATACTGTAACACATTATTGGCTGTGGTTCGTCAAGATAAAAAAACAATATGGAGTTCTTACAGCCTTAATGTGTTTTTTGTATAACGGTAAAAACTACAACTTAGACGGAACGTACAAATGAGCCACATCTCAAAACTATCAAAGAAGGTATGGAAGATGGAATTTTCAAATCCTATCATGCAAGTCTTAGTCGGTCTTGTTGTATTCTATTTCGGACTTAAAATGTTTGCTGGTGGTATGAAAGCAATGGGAAACATAGAACACCTTGCATACTTTACACATAGTCCTCTTTGGATGTTTGCAGGTGGAATCGTTATGACTCTACTTTGGCAGTCATCTTCTCTATCAACCACGGCAATCATTGGATTGGTTGCATCTGGTGCAGTACCACTACCGGCGGCTATAGCAGCGGTGCTTGGTGCGAACGTTGGAACAACTGGTACGATCTGGCTGGCAGGTGCTCTTGTCTCGGATGGAATGCCTAAGGGTGATACGTTGCGAATAGCAATGGCTCATACTGGTGTGAATCTTCTAATGGCGATATCATTGTTACCATTTGTTCGACCTATCGCACAATGGATAACTAAGGCTACATCATAATCCTACACCCCAGAGAAAAAGTGCACTTCTGTGCACTTTTTTTGTTTACATACTTGTATAAATAGTGTATAGTAATAATAACGGAGAATAAGATGCTGCGTTTTAAAACATATGATATGATACAGGAGATGGCGGCTGTGAAAGTAAGTAATCTTAATGCTGAGTTTTTGGCACGTGCTCAAAGAGTTACATCCTTTAATCTAAATTCAAATGATTTTACAACAATAAAATATAAAGCAGAAATACAGCATCTTTTTCAAGTCCATTTATTTAAGAAGTTTAATTTAGAAAAAACAATTAAAGGTCAGCCTAGAATCAGTGAGCTAAATAACTTAATAAGAAGCTTAAAGAAACTTCATCCTCGTGAATTTTTGAGCTTACATAATTACAATCTCAAAGGAATCGGACCAGGTGAAACAACTTTATTCTTTTTATTAGACGACGCAGTTCTTGGAGGAGGCTCGTCTGCTGCAGCAGATATTATTATTGGAGGTCAACCGTACGAAGTAAAAGCTGGTAATTATAATGCTAAGCAAAAAGCCTATAAAGACTTTAAACTAGGAGGTACTGTACCACTTGAAAAAATGGTAGCAAAAGCATTTCAGTTAAGAGACTCAGTTGATCCGGATCTAAAAATGAGTAGAGGAGGTAAAGCTGAAAAGAATGGTGTTAACGGTCAACAAATAGAGGCTATACTTAAAGACAGATCACTAGCAGCTGACTGGAATAAAAATGTTGAAATTCCTTATGGTAGAGAAGCTTCAAAATATTTGAATAAAAATCCACTAATATTAATGGTAAACACTACTCCTAAATCTCAAATAGGAGAAATATATCATATCGGTCCTATTGATCCTAAAAAAATTAAAGTTGATGTTGTTACTCAAGGAACAATCAAACCAAAGATTTTAGTATAATGAGATTTAATGAATACATAACTGAACAGAAGAATACGCACATGACTCACATTGAGGATAAAGTTCTCTATGGTGGTGTCAAGGGAACAAGAGACGCAATCATGGCATTGCGTTCTCTTCGAGATGCACTAGGAGGTGTACATGATGGAAACGTTAGTGTTAAATGGGACGGTGCTCCTGCTGTGTTTGCTGGCACTGATCCTAGTGACGGTAGATTCTTCGTGGCGAAAAAAGGGATCTTTAACAAATCTCCCAAAGTATACAAGAGTGATGCTGATATTGACGCTGATACTAGTGGCGATCTCGCTGCCAAGCTTAAACTTGCTTTACGATACCTTCCTGAATTAGGAATCAAAGGAGTAATACAGGGTGATTTCTTGTTTGGTCCGGGTGACGTTAAAAAAACTAAAATCAAAGGCAAAGACTATATTACATTCCATCCCAATACAATCGTATATGCAATACCGGCGGGCACGGAAATGGCCAAGCATGTACTATCGACGAAAATTGGGATCGTATGGCACACGACCTACAAAGGATCTTCATTCGAAGGAATGAAAACTTCATATGGTGTTGACGTAAGTAGATTTAAATCTAAAAATGTGTGGTCTCAGGATGCAATGTTGAGAGACATGACACAATATACCATGTCAAAAAAAGACACGGAGGAAGTTAATGCATATCTTAGCGAGGCGGGTAAAATCTTCAATCAAATCAGCGGTAGCACGCTTAGGCAGCTTGAAGGTAATAGAGAGCTTGCACAAACTATTGAAACGTTTAATAACACTTATGTGCGACGCGGCGAAGTGGTTAAAGATGTCAACGCACACGTTAATAATCTTATACGTTTCATACGTAACAAATATGATAAGCTGCGTGCGCAACGCACTACGGAAAGAGGGAAAGCAGCACAACAAAAAAAATTAGATGAAGTGCTTTCTTTCTTCTCAGCACAGAATAAAAAGTCTTTGAGAGCAATGTTTCAATTACAAAGATTAATTGTTCTAGCGAAGATGAAACTTATAAATATACTTAATAAATTAAACAAAGTTCAAACTTTTTTGAAAACAAGAAAAGGATATCGTACAACAGGCCAGGAAGGCTATGTAGCAATCGATAAACTTGGTGGTGATGCAGTGAAAATTGTGGACCGAATGGAATTCTCATTCGCAAACTTTTCACCGACTATATTAAAAGGATGGGATAAACCAGGAAGGAACTAATAATGGCTGAGAAGCTGTTAAGGTTTAAAGACCTATACGTCGTCGAATATCGTCCAGGTGAAGACGAGCTTATCAACTATCGTGCAACGAAACGTAAGAGACAGATGTACGAAGATGTAGATGAAGCTTTGGATATTCGCCAAAGACTTGCTAAGCAGCGAATGTTTAGACGTTATAAGTCAAAAATCAAGTTAGGCCGCGATCGTGCAAAGCGTCGTATGGCCAAACCTGATGTTCTCCGCAAACGTGCAAACAAAGCAGCACGTAAAGTTATTCTCAAAAAAATTACTAAAGGACTTGACAAGTCAGATCTTTCCTTTGCTCGCCGCCAAGAAATAGAAAAGCGTTTAGAAAAACCTGCAGTTAAGAAAAGAATTGCAATGTTAGCTAAACGTATGTACAAAGATGTTCGTAAGAAAGAAGTACAGCGGAAAAAAGGTTAATGATTAACTCATTTAGTAAGTTCCTTGTTGAAGAAGAAAAGCAGGTTTTCTTTACTTTTGGTAGAATGAACCCGCCTACAATTGGTCATGAGAAGTTATTGGATAAACTTGCTCAGAATTCTCGTGGTTCGTCATACAGAGTTTACCTATCACAAACACAAGACAATAAGAAGAATCCTTTACAGTATGCAGAAAAAGTTAAGATTGCACGTAAGATGTTTCCACGTCATGCAAGATCAATTATGCTAAACAAAAAAGTGAAAACAATCTTTGAAGCTTTAACTACGATTTACAATGAAGGTTTTGCAAATATTAATATGGTTGTCGGATCAGATCGTGTAAGCGAGTTTGATATTCTTATCAATCGTTATAATGGCAAAAAAGGTAAACATGGATTCTACAACTTTCGAAAGATTAATGTTATCAGTGCGGGCCAGAGAGATCCGGATGCAGAGGGTTCGTCGGGCGCAAGTGCTACAAAGCAGCGCGAAGCAGCTAAATCGAACGACTTCACGACCTTCGCGCAAGGACTCCCGAAAAAAGTTAGCAATGCAGATGCGAAAAGAATCTTTAACTCGGTTCGTAAAGGACTCGGATTGAAAGAGCAAAAAGAATTTAAGAATCATGTGCAGCTTGAACCAGTATCTAATGTAAGAGAAGCATATGTTTCTGGAAACTTATATAAAGAAGGTGATCAAGTTGTTATAAAAGAAACAACTCAAATTGCAACTGTATCACAATTAGGAACTAATTACATAATCGTAGAGGCAAACGATATGAAGTTCAGGAAATGGCTAGAAGACGTTGAACCGCTAGATGAAGACTATTATAAAGGTCTTTCTAAATCAACTGCAGATAAAAGAAAAGCACACTTTAAAAAACATGGTGCTAAACCCGATGATCAAAAGAGTGCGTATAAACCTGCACCTGGAGATGCACGTGCTAAAACAAAGCTGAGTAAACATACTCTAAAATATAGAAGAATGTTTGGTGATGCTGTCGAAGACGTTGAAATGGCCAAAAGAAGAATTGATAGAGAGAAGGCCGCTGACAAAATTAAGCATGATCGTTTAATGGATAGAGCTCGTATGAGAGACGTTAGAAAAAAGAACAGGGAAACAAAATGATTAGGTTTAGTCAATACCTCTTAGAGGAAGAAAAAAAGAAAAAGGGTCTTGCAGCTAAGGCTGAAAAGTCTGGCATGCCTATCGGTATCCTTCGTAAAGTTTATAATCGTGGAATGGCTGCGTGGAAAACAGGACATCGTCCAGGAACTACGCCACAGCAGTGGGCAATGGCACGTGTTAACTCATTCATAACAAAATCCTCAGGCACTTGGGGAAAGGCAGACAAAGATCTAGCTGCAAAGGTAAGAGGATAAAATGAAAACGTTTTTTCAACTCAGAGAAGGTTTTAAAACCGATGCAAATCGAAAAGCTGCATTTGCAAAAATGAATGATAAAAAAACAAGTGAAGCGCTAAATACAGATGATAAACCTTTCGTAAAGAAACTGGTCGGTAAGCTAAGAAAAGGGTCTAAGACTCATGCTAAGCAGGCAGATGATTTAGAAAAGGCAATGACTACTGAAGTCAAACAGCCACCTAAAAAAGAAGTTATGAAAGTAATTGGTCATACTAAAAATGCAGTACAAGGACGTGCGGCACTTAGAAAAAAATATGGAGTGAGTGATAAAGAAGCAGATGATATAATACATAAGGCAATGACAGAAGGTACAGTCAACGAATTAGATACGTCTACATTAATCTCTTATAGAAAAAAAGCTAATAAGCAAAGATATAGCAATAATATATCAAAGAGAAGTCAGAGAACTACCGGCGTTGATATGGCCAATAAAAAATTAAGAAAGCGTAACATTGATAAATTCGGTAAACACTCTCCAAAGGGTGTTGACAAAATGGGTAATCCAAAAGAAGATTCAGATGCTGTTAAAGCTTTCTTAGCAAAAGGTGGTAAGATCAAAAAACTTCCACCAGCAAAAGCACAGGGCTATCATGGTAAAGATGATCCTGGTAAAGGTATGCATGGCATGATGGATAGACCTGATACAAAGGCTATAGGCACTCGTAAGAAGGTCAAGTCTATGGAAAGTCTATGGGATAATATTCGTAAAAAGAGAGAAAGAATCAAGCGTGGTTCTGGTGAACGAATGAGAAAGCCTGGAGAAAAAGGTGCACCAAAGACTTTAGACATTGGTGAAAATTACATTGTCAAACAGTATAAAGATGGCAAGAAAACCGGTGTTGTAAAAAGATTTAATGACCTGAAAAAAGCTACTGCACATGCAAAACAACAAGGCGGTGATCATAGAGTCCATAAAGAAGCGGTACCGAATGAAGGCTATAAGTCTTATGCGCAACAAAAAGCTGTATGGGCATCAAAAGCAGACAAAAAGAAGGGTAAGAAGTAATGCCACTTAAAGTTTCAGACGGAATCGGCGCGTGGATAAAAGACTTTAAAAAGTCTGATGCACCACAATTTAAAGGTCAGTCAGCTAAAGAACGTCAGGCTCAAGCTGTAGCTGCGTATCTGTCTGCTAAACGTGGTCCTCTTAAAAAAGAAAATGTAAAATCTGCTGATAAAAAACCAGAAATCTACACTAAACCTGACGGTAAACGTGGAGTACGTATGGTACCGGTAGATAGAGATGTTGTAAAGAAAGAGGCAAAAAGTTTTGGAGTACGAAGACTGCCAATGGGAAAAAGAAATCCTGACAATCCTATTAAGAGAAAAGCACAAAGTTTATTAAAAACTATTCCGCCTAGTAAACCACTAAAAGATCTTGTTAAAATGGATGAACTTAAATATACAACCATGAACAAGTATATGGATAAGGCTCAAAGAAGTAAAGATAGAGCTACAAATTCTGCAGTTGCAACTATCTTAAGAAAAGGCGATCATTCAAAAGATCTAGATACTATGCGCAAGCGTGAAAAAGGCATGAAGCTTGCAAAGAGCCGTGCTGTAGATAAAATACGCAAAGGTATGAAAGAAGATATGACTTTCAAAGTAGATATTGAAGGTCTTCCTTCATTGTTTATATCAGGCAATTCACCAGGCCAGGTTAAGAATCATCTTCGTAAATTAATTAAACAACCTTCAATGATTAAAAGTGTTGATCGTCAGACGAAGCATGATGTTAAAAAGATGTATCGTAAGAAAGCTCAAGGTAAAGGTCTAGATGAAGATAGCCCAATCGCAGTGAATGAACTATCACCTGATATGATGAAGTCATATAAGAAAGCTGCATCAGATAGTAATTACAAAGCTGCATCAAAGTATGCAAGAATTGCACAATCTCCTACAGGTAAAAAATACAAAGACAAAGAGATGGCAAAACAAGATAACATTATGCGTAAGCGTAAAGCAGGCCTTGCTATGGCTGATAAGAGAGAATCAGCTGAATTAGATGAACGTACACCAATTCGTCCTACAGTTAAAGATAAAAAATTAAAGAACTTACGTGTTCCTAATCCTAATTATAAAGGTAGTCTCGATCGTAAACCGAAAGAAAAGAGAGCTATGCATAGTGAAGATGCAATGAGCATGGTAAGAGATAATGATGCTAAATCTAAAAAAGGTTATAAGACTGAAAAAATGACCTTAGCTAAAATTAGAAGCAAACTATATAAGACTGCAAAAGTGATGGGTGATGTACAGGCTGTACGTAAAAAGAAAGTCGGTAAACGTATTGCGCGTAGAGCCGTTGGTAAAGTTGCCGGTCGTGCATTGTCAAAGCTATTTAATCATAATGAAGGAACTGATGCACCAAAGGGTCCTGAGTCTTATGAATCACAATATAAAAGGCGCCTTGTAAAAACTACAGATCCAGAGCACAAAGAAAAAGGTTATAAGTACAGAATCAAAGGTAAAAAAGACAGTAGCTTGACAAAGAAACTTTATAAAAGTAAACCAAATCAATCAGAGTTTAACAGACAAATGCGTAGAATTGCAGGACACGAATTCGGATGATAGGCTTTAAAACCTTTTTAAATGAAAAAGATTCGAAGGGACATTTTCGTCCTACAGAAAAAGGTGCAGGCATGACACAAAAAGGTGTTGATGCCGTTAATCGTAAAACTGGTGGCAACTTAAAAACTGCAGTAACAGGTAAAGTAAAACCTGGATCTAAAGCTGCAAAAAGACGTAAATCATATTGTGCTCGTAGTGCAGGTCAAATGAAGATGTTTCCGAAGGCAGCCAAAGATCCTAACAGCAGATTGAGACAGGCGCGTAGAAGATGGAAGTGTTAATAAATGGCGACAAAATTAAATGAAAACACTGAACTGTCAATGCCTATTCGTAATCTCTTCGCCATGGTGGTCGGAGCAGTCATAGGCACGTGGGCTTACTTTGG